TTACTTGTTTATTAAATCCTGGTGCTATTTGTACATTTGTTAAAGGCATAATCTTATTTTACAACAAAAGTTAGTGGTAGTATAGAACTTGCTATTTAATGCCTGATGGTAGACCTAGCATAGGCCGTCCATCAAATCTATTTTTATTAGCAAATGGGCCGTTTACATGATTATAATGTAAAAATACCTGACCACATATATTACCTTCAAAAGGCTCTCGCCAATGCTCTAATTCACATCCACTATACACTAGCATGTCCCCAACATCAAGCAGGACTTTTGTGCCCTCTATAAAGATTGCCCATGGGTCACCACCCAAATGTATTGTAGTTGATATTTCACAACTAGGTCTATCTTTATGTCTTTTAAGTTCATCACCTTTTTTGTATGTTCTTGCATAGGAATATGTGGGACATAGATCTAATCCTGTTTCATTTTTCATTACAGGTAACATCTTAACAAGTAGAGTATCCATTACAAAATCACCATAACAAGAGAAGGTATTAGGTATCTGTTTATCAGTCCATGTTCCAAGGATTGGGGACTGTGCATGTATGTTGTTTTGATACATGTATCTAACAGCATCTTTTTTAAGTAGGAAGTAATTAAGAATAAAGTTAGCTAACTCATATGATGTAGCTTTTTTAATTACTTGATATTTTTGTTTTTGAAAATTCATACTATCATACATTTTTGTAAAAAATTAAAAGACACTGATATTCTTATATCATTAGATTCATTAGGATCAACACAATGCATTAACCAAGATGGAAACATAATACATCTGCCAGCAATTGGTTTATAATGTGTTTCTCTAAACAATCTTGCAGGTTTTTCTCCATCTTTTTGTCTGGGTCTTGACATACAAGCAACTGATCTTGGGTCATCTATTTTTAAATGTCCACAATTTTTAGGAGTTTTTATATAATACACACCTGACCATAAAGAATTAGGATGTTGGTGTGCTCTATTCATTCCACTTGGTGGATTAATGTTAGCCCACATATTGCCTAAGTAAGGTTCACTATCTAAATGTTCTTGATCATAAATTGTTTTTTGACAATCATATAGCATATTAACAAGTTTTGCATACTCGGGTAATTCATGCATATTAGTAGTTGAATGCCAACCTTGGACATTTGTTTTAATAACACCTTTATCTCTGTTAGACCAAGCTATAATATCTTTTTCTAATTCTTGGTTAAGAGTTGGGTGTTTTATATCTGCAATATAGATAGGTGTTGGAAATAATAATTCTCTATACATTATTTAAAAGGGGTTCCTCCAAACCACATAACTAATGATTGTCTTCTACCACGTGTTACAGGTTTTACTCTATGTCTTATAAAAGAAGCAAAGAATACTGCATGACCTTGTTTTAGTTTAGCAACTTTACCCTCAGATATTAGTTCTAGATCTCCACCTTCAAATTCTGATTCAGGGGAAAGTAATAATGTCATAGATATTTTTCTAACAGGTGGTTCGTGTTGCATGTTGACATCATTATCTACATGCCATTGATAAAACCCACCTTCAGGATATTCAGTATACTGTGCCATTTCATTTATTGTCATTCCATCAAAACCAAAGTGATTACCATTAGTGGTAATCATTATTTTTTCTATATCTTTGTACATTCCATTCATTTTTTCAAAAGGTATCCAACTAATGTGTGATGTTCTAGTGTTAGTTTCCACACGTCCTCCTTTAATATTGTCCCCCATTCCAACTGCAGCATCATTTCTAGGCTCTGCACGTCCTGCTTCAATAATCATTTTACATTGTTCGGGTGTAAATAGTGGTGTTGTTGTTTCAACTATAAAAGATTTCCATCTCGGTTCTGTTAGCATATTAATATCCGTATTCTATCCAACCCGTTATTATATATTTATCATTCGATAAAGGTGGGTTGCCTCTATGAATGTGTGTAAATTGTGAAGGCCAAACTAACAATGTATTTTTTTCAGGTTTAAAACGACATTTCTGATATAGAAATTCTGTTTCTCCACCCTCTGTTACATCATTAAGATATACCATAAAAGCTAGTATTCTATTTCTAGCTTTCATTTCTGCATTCTCACAATGCCAAAAATGGTAACCTTCACCAACTTTAGTTTTTTGTATTTTAACTTCTAATATATTATGTGTTGCAATTTTTTTAAGATAAGAATATTTTTTAACGTATGAAGGATATACTTCTTTAAAAAATAAATCTATAAAAGGTTTGTTATTATATGTCATTGCAACATTAGTATCTCTTATAGTATCAATTGCATTATCTGATACTAACATCTCATCTTCACGTCTTGGGTATACTGCACCTTGTTGTTCACAGTTATTAAAAAAATTAACATAACTATCTATTAATTCGTTTGACATAAAATTTTTAAATATACCAATGTGATCATCTCTTATTAAAAATTTTTTATTCATTAACTAGCTCCTCTATTTTTAACAGGGTCAAAATCTACATCACAGTTTGCAGCAAGAGTTCGTCTTGTCTCATCGGTTCCATTAAAAGGATATACGCAATGTCTCATATCATAGGGGAAGATATAAAAATCTCTAAGATCCATTGGTGGTTGATAATCTACTTTAGCAAACTGGCCATTAGCTGCGCCAAATATCTGTAGTCTACCGTTTTGAGGTACCTCCTCCTTGGAGTATTCTTTACCATAAGTCGAGGGTAGTTTTAAAATCATTACACTTGAAAGACCTGTATATAATGTTCCTCTATGAATATGAGTTGGATTGTATTCAAGCTGTTTCATTTCATTAACCCATACAGAATTTAAATGAGTGTCATAATCTTGTATGTTGTTAAAATTTAAATAATGATTAAAAACTTTCATAAAATAATCTGTTACATTCTTAGGCAAAAAATTATGGCTCTTCATCTTTGTTTGATCTTTACCATTATAAAATAAAGAATGTTCTTTTTCTATCTTGCCAACTAATTGTCCATTAGCCGGGGCAAGATTATTATAATTTTGCTCATAAATTTGATTGATACTTATAAATATATCTAATGGCACTTCGTATCTAATAATACACTGACCTGTAAACTTCGGTTCAAAAATTAATGTGTCCATATAGTTTTCTTATACTTTCTGGTATTTTTTCAATATAAGGGTTATATACTTTTCTAACAGGTCCATCAAATAGTTTATGCATGTTACTACCAACTATTTTATCATCATAAGATAAACCATTAACACTTACTTGATCTAAATTATTAAACCTGTGATTAAAATAAGGCTCATCTAAAAATTGATATATTTTTTTAAACTCTTGTTCTGGGTTTGCAACCATATCATCATACTTTACATAATGACACATATCTTGATGATTAAAACTATTTTTTATAGCTTCCAAGTCTTTTGCAACAGCACCATCTTTATGCATAATCATTTTTAATTTTTCTTCATCTGTATTTAGATTATATCTATTAGGAAATGCATCAGGGTTTTCTGTGTACCATTGCATATAACTAGCAAGTACATCCATTAGATCTCTAAGTAATACGATACATTTAAAACTATGTTTAAAATGTTTTTGCATTAATTCAAAATTACCTTTTAACATTACAGGTCCGCGGTCAATGATTATACGTTGTGGCCAATGCTGGTAGTAATTTTGAAACACATTATCTAGTATATTGTCTAATGATCTGTGATCAGGATAATTTTGAAACACATCTGTTTTTTTAAGTAAAAATAAATCTTTCATTATCTCTAATGTCAAAGAGTTAGCAGTAGCTGCTATGTTTTTATTTTGATTCATAATACTTGCAAATAAAGTATTACCAGACCTAGGTTGTGCGACTAAAAAAAATAACTTACGGGTAGTCAGTTTTTGATTTGTCATCTTGAGTTAGCTGTTCTTTTTTTTCTGTATTGTTCTCTAATTCACCTGATTTTTTAATTCTTTGTAAGGATTGCAATTGACCCATTACATTAAATATTTCATTATCATCAGAATATTCATTTAAAGTTTTAGCTTTCTCGTGATATTGTCTACCATAAGATTCTAGTTGATGTTCATTAACGTCTTGATCATTAAACGACCCATCATTAAATTCACCTTTTAATTTAGACCACATCTTAATTTCTCTCATTCTATGTTTAGCAACTTTTTCCATAGATGCTTTACCAAATCTTGCTTCGTCTAAATCAATTTGATATTTAGTTAATTTGTATTCGTCTTTTTCAGATTTTATTTTTTTGCCTAACCATTTAATCTTTGCTTCATTTCTTCTATAATCAAAAGATAAATTCATTAAGTTATCTAAATATGATGATTGTTCTCTAACACACTGCCAGTATTTAGCAGCTAATGTTGGATATCTATTGTCTTGTAATACTGAAAACCTGGCTTCTGTTTCTGTTCTAAATACTTGTTTTTTATCCCAAGTATCTCTAAGCTCATCAACCATACTTTTAAAATCAGTAAGGTCTTTTTGTTCTAATAAATTATTTAAATGAGTTTCTTCTTTTTGAATTAAATCTTTAACGTCTTTTTTTTCTTTATTTTTCATATTGTCTTTTATATATATTATTTAAAAGATATTACAAGAATTATGATGTAGCGAATGTTTTTGTTACTGGACCAGCACTAAATTCTTCTGTTGCTGCTGAAATAGATGGTGGAGAGTAACCACCAAAAGCAAGTGCTGAAGTATTATTTGCTCCTGACTGACCCCCAGCTTGTCTACCAGAATTCATAGATCCAACAATTGTCCAGTTACTTCCATTCCAAGTAGCTGTATCTCCTTCACCAAAAGGCTGTGGTGCTTGACCACCAAAAGTTACTGCAGACGTTTGGGTTCCTACCGTTGAATTATAAACAGCTTGACCAGGTAAATCTGTTGTTTCTGCCCAATTAGTGCCATTCCATGTTTCTACGTTATCTGTAGGTTGTGGTTCAGAGTTTCCAGCAACCGCTAAACCTGCTGTTGAACTTCCAGCACCACCTTGTGATCTAAATCTACGAGTACCCATATCATTTACAGTTGTCCAGTTACTTCCATTCCAAGATTCTACTACAACTGTAGCATCTGGAGAACTACCAGTATATCCACCATAACCAATACAAGCAGTATTTGTTGTTCCAAATCCACCTAAACTATTTCTACCTGTATTCATATCATTTACATTTGTCCAATTAGTTCCATTCCATGTTGCTGTTCCTGCAGAAGTAGGATCTGTTGATCCACTACGGTTTCTACCACCAAATAATAATGCAGCAGAACTTGTTCCTGCCATAGCATGGTTATATACGCTAAAACCTAAATTATTAACTGTCGTCCAAGTTGTTCCATTATATTGTTCTGTAGCGTTCGTAGAGCCATATTCTGGAGCGGGTCTAGAAGCACCGTCATATCCTCCCGCACCTATAGCGGCTGTTTGTGTACCAGCACCAGAAAAAGAACGTCTTGCAGTATTCATAGAACCTCCTGTTGCCCATGATCCAGGGTCGACTATAAATCCTTTTATGAGGTTCGTAGAAGTATTATACCAAACTTGTCCTTCAACAGGATTCGATGGATCTGAAGATACTACTTCTATATTTGTTCCATGTATTTCTTTGTATGTTGTCATAATATTTTAACTTGATCCTATTGATACTACTGCTGGTGAAGGTCCTGTGTTCCATTCTTCGGTTGCATAGTATGGGGGTCCACCACCAAAAGCTAAAGCTACTGTATTTGTTCCAGTTCCCCCTACTTCTTCTCTAGCAGAATTTAAAGAATTAACCGTTGTCCAATTCGTTCCATTCCAAGATTCTGTTGTAGCTTGTACAGGATTACCTCCAAAAGCTAAAGCTGCTGTTTGATCTCCAGCAGATCCTATATCTCTTCT